CTACTTGTGAAAATCATTGTTTTTTTACCTTCGCAATATTTTTCATAGGTAAGTTTTAAAGATTTTTGATAGTTTTCAGCTTGAAATGTAGTTTCCATAGATTTAGAAGTATATTCTCCACTCGAATCAGTTTTTAAATTTGACTTATCAAACTCAAAAAAAACATTTTGTTCGGGCATTAAATAACCGTTATCCATTAACCATTTAATAGGTTTGCCGCATACAATATCGTCGTACACATCGGATAAAGTTTTTTGAGCCGTTTGATTATCATTGATTTTATAACGCCCCATTCTTACGGGTGTTGCTGTAAATCCAATAATTCGAGCATCTTTTAAAAATGGTATTAACTTATCAAATATAGCTATATGACATTCGTCTATTACGCAAAGATTAAAGTTTGGAAGTTTAGAGCGTCTATTCCATAAGCTTTGAACCATAGCGACTATAATTTTATTTTGCGGAAAAATTTTATTTCCAGCTAAAACACAACCAACATCTAAACCTTGTTTTTTAAACGTTTCTACGGTTTGATTTACCAAATCAATACTATTTACTAGAATTAAAGTTTTAGTGTCTAATTGACTAACTAACTCGGTAAAAATAACTGTTTTTCCTCCACCTGTCGAAAGTTGAACGCATAACTTTTGTGCTTTATTTTGCAGGATTTCATCCAACAAATCTTGTTGGTAAAGTCTTAATATTTTTTTCATTATAAAGATAATGCCCTACTAAAAGCGGTGGAAGTCGCAATTAATAAGGCATTTTTAATAAGTTTTTATTTAGGCTTCCACTCCTATTTTGACAAAGATACTAATATTTTTCTATAAATAGTAAATAACGCCCCAAGTTAATGAGGCGTTTTGTTAGTGTTAGTTTTTATCGATTTTCCAACCCTTTACAGAATTAAAATATTTAGTTTCTCCAGCAGGATTAACCCATTCTCGACCCCCTAAATTGATTGATACTTTTACCGATTGACCTACTTCGTAAAAATCTAATAAACCTCCTTTATCCTGTGGGAATTCAATCGAGATACTTTGCGGATATTGTTCTTCAGTAGATATTACTAATTCTCTTTTTTTGTAGGATGCAGAAACTTCTTGCGTTTCTCCAATTACTTTAATCGTTCCTAAAATTTCCATTGTTGATTTGTTTTAATTTTGTTAATGTATTCATTTTTAATTTTGATTACTTCCTGTAATCGTTCTTTTATTTTTTCAATCATAACCTCGTCACGTTCAACGATAATTTCATGATGGTATTCTGTTCCCTCGTGAACTAAATAGTTGAAAAAATACGCCTTGTTTCTATCCGTGGATAACATTTGCATCTGCATCTGTGCGTAATACTTCGGATCAACTTCGTTTGTAGCGACTAATTTAAAAAATGTACTAGATTTTGGACATTTAATTTCTAAAATTGCATTGTCCGAAACTAAACCATCTGGAGACGCTCCCGAGTGTTCGCAGTTATCAAAGAAACCGCAGTTAGTTACTTCTAAAAACTCCAAAGATTTTAATTCTTTAAACTTTGCAAACGCCAAGGGTTCTGTGTCAATCCCGTTTTGCATATCGAAGCTAATATAGTTTTCTTCAAACTCTCCGTAAAGCGATTCGATAGCTTTATCAATAGCGTAATTTTTGCCAGTTTCACCAATTCCACGAACCCCAAGTATTTTAATAATTTCGGATGCCGTAAATTTCCCATAGCGTTGTTGCTTCCAACTATCTATCCTTTGTAATTGTTCCATTTTGTTTCAATTTCTTTAGTTAATGTATAATTTTTAGTAATCATTTCAATAGTTGCATTAGCTTTCTTTGCAGCTTCAAAATTAGCCTCGGTAAAGTTTGGTAATACTTTGTTTAAAACTGGCTGTAATGGCTTAATTCGTATACCGTCGGTAATCGCTCCCATCATTTTTACCATCCTGTCAACGTACAACTCGATTAACATACCTTTCCAATTTTCTATTACGTGGCATTCTTTACCGATTAACCCATTTTTTTTAGCAAATCCAGCTAAAATTTTGTTATTAGTAGAATTTAATTTTAAAGGTTTAATATTTTCTACAAAGTGTAAAAATATACCGTCCATTTTAGTTCCTGAAACATCTACATTTGTTTCGTACTTTACTTCCTTAATGCTGAAAATCAATTTAGTTCCAGCAGTTTCCATAGCATCTAAATCAGCACTTGCAAGGTGTGTAGATTTACGGTATTGTCTCCAGTCGGTTTTAGTTTCCATTTTCTGTAGTTTTTAAAGCGTTAAACTTTTCATACCAGTAAAGCATAGTTTTAGTGCTTTCTTCTGCTTTTTTTGTTTGTTCAATCAATTGGCTTTCAAGTTGCTCAATCAACAACATTTTTTCTTGTAAAATTTTTAATAATGTTTCCATTTTTTTTAAATAAATACCCGAACTAAAAGAGGTAAGGCACTCTTAAAATTCGGGATTTGTTTTTTTTCGTTCGACCGCCTTACTTGTCGTTTTGTTTTGCAAATATAATACTTTATTTTAATTAAATGCGTTTTTATTTAAAATAATTTAATAATAATTAATAATCCAGTAATAGCACCACAACCAGCTCCAAAAGCATAAGTTAACTTTTGATTTGTTGTCGAAACACTTATTTTTGAAACATTAAAAGCCCAAAGAAGTGATATTCCAAAAGACGCTAAAAATATACCTATCCAATTTAAGTGACTTATAAAATAAGTATTAATGGCTACTAATCCAATTTGAAAGAACGATGTAAAAAATGTTTTCATAATAAATTATTTAAAATAATTTTTGTTGTGCTACGTGGTTGTTAATTCTTTGCATTGCTTTGTCGAAATATTCTTTGTCTAATTCACAAGCGGTTAAATCAAATCCGTAATCATGACAAGCTATTGCAATACTTCCACTACCTAAATGTGTATCAAGTATTTTGTCGCCTTGTTTTGCGTATTTATCAAGCACCCATTTATATAATTGTACTGGTTTTTGTGTTGGGTGTATTCTATGGTTAATAGTTCCATTAGTTAAAAATCCACCCCTAATACCTTTTTTAAAAATTTTAATAGGATTATTAAAAGAAGTCCAAGCCAACTCTCCCATTGCCATTGTAAAATCTTCAGGTTGTAATTTATCCCAAAAAATCCAACTTGATTTTGGTTCTAAAAATTCTGTAAAATAATTACCACCCCAAATAATTTGATTTTTAGAAACTCTAAATAATTCGTCAAAATATTTTTTTGTAGGTATTGCATTATCCCATTTTTTTTTGCAAAACTACTATTACCTAAAATTCCTGTTTTACTAATATTAATCCCATACGGCGGATCAACTATTGCTAAATCAAAATAGTTATCTGGGTAACGTGCCATAAGTACCATATTGTCCTCGTTAGTTATTTGTAGCATAATTCATTTTACTTTCAATTACATAAAATCCATATTCAATTTTTACGTCTGGCAAATATTTTATTTCTTGTTTTTCCTTTGCTTTTTTTGCTTGTTACTTTGTGTATTTCATAGTTATTTATAAAATGTTATTTAAATAGTGTCGTAAAGTATAAAATAATTCAACTAATGCTTCTTCTTTGAAGCCTATTCCTGAATATTTTATTTTCCCATTTTTAGATATAAAACTAATAGCCCCTATTTCTTTTCCGTTTTCTTTTGTTAAAGATTTAACCTCTATTTTATGAATTATTTTACCTTCTTTTTCTATTTTATAAATTGCAAATCTTTTATTTTTAGACTTCAATTGCACTCCGTCTGGGTGTGTTGTTAATTTCATAGTTTTTCGATTTCGTTTTTAACGTCTTGCCAAAATGAATGATTAATTTCATAATTAAATTTAGCAGCATCACATATTTTTATAATTTCAGATAAAAACATTGATTCCATTTTAATAAGTTCATCAACTGCTATTAATGCACATTGTTTGGCATTTCTAAATTCAATAGTATCTTTTCTCCATTGGTGTTGATACATTTTATCAACTAACTCTTTTGCTTTCTCTTTTGGTGTCATAATCCTTTTTCTTTTTTATAGATTTCCATCAAATCTTTAACCGCTTCTTCTGGTGTATTGTATTCAATAGATACAAATTTATTTTCATTAGATAAAATCCAAACAACAAACCAAACAACAAACCCAATAGCAAAATCCTCTGCTATTTTTTCGCAAGATTTTTCCCAATCAGCAATGTCTTTATCTAAAACCATTAATGTAAACTTTTCTTTTAGTGTCATAACTTTAATATTTTATTTACAATTCCTTCAATACTTTTTTGATCCTTCCTGTATGCGTCTATGATGTGGCAAATATTTTCCATATCGTAAATGGCTATTTCACTAACTTTTTTTATAAACGTATCGAAAACACTATAAACCGCATCCGTTGC